CGACGGCAGCGCGGGCCTGAAGCTGCGGCGCATCAAGATCGAGCTGGCCGAGCCCACACGCCATGGCGAGACCGAGGTCTATCTGCTCAGCAGCGTGCCGGTCGAGGTGGCTGATGCGCCCGCGCTGTGTGGGGATGCACTCGTTTTGACACACACACCGGCGGCGCAAAAAATCGCCTAAGTTCTTGATCCACAAGGGAAAACAGCCGGGAATCAGTGCAAAACCGATTTGCACCAGAACACGGTGAAATCGTTCGGATTTGCAGGCGTTTCAACACACGACCGGGCGTAAACGAGCGCCTTTGAGCGCGGCCTGTTAACGCCTCGCCATCCGGGGAGGCTCCTGGACATGGATGTGGATGTGCGCGTGCACCGGCCCGCCCGCAATCACGTTGCCGTGACCGCTGATGTGGATGGCCTGCGGCAGCGGCTGGGCAGGCGTGGCTGACGGCGCAGCGCGGGCAGCTGCTTCCTGGATCAGGCGCACGATGGTGCTGGCGGGGTCTTGGTCTGGCATGTGACGTCCCTGTGGTTGAGACGCCAGTGCATCACGCCACCAGGCGGATCAATTGCGCGATCTGGGCCCGTTCCTGGGCTGTATTCGCTGATATCAGGTCATAAGCGGCACAAATCAGCTCGGCCTTGTCTTTGGGCAGCATGGTGCGCTTGGCCTGCGCCAGCCCTTCCTCGACGGCGCGCACCGCGCTGAGCAGGCGGGCACGGTCGCCCAGCAGGGCTACCGATGGCGCTGGCGCCGCAGCGGCCAGCAGATCCTTGCGCAGCTTCGGTGGCCGGCCGGTGGCCAGCCAGTCCACGGTGACGTTGGCGGTGTCGGCGATGGCGACCAGGCGGTCTGCGCTGGGGATGGAGCCTGACATGTACTTGCGCAGCAAGCTCTCACTCAGCCCACATCGACGCCCGAATGATGTCGTTGACTCGTCACCCATCAGCTCCCGCAGTCGCTTGATGAGTTCCGATTCTCCAGCCTGAAAAGGAACGCGGTCACGATCCGCCGTTCGTTGTTCCGTTTCTGGGGCAAGTGGTTGATTTGATTGATGTTTCATCGCTGCTGTGGGCTGTCGGTGTCAGGTGAGAAAAGAACGGGAATCAGAACGCACAAAATTCCCTTGCATCTCGCCTTTTAGTGCGCTATGCTTCATTCATGATGAACAGTAACGCACAACCCAACGCACCGGAAGTCCATGAACTGCTGGGCGATCCCGTAGCTGTTCGCGGCCACCTGGCCCTGCTGGGCTGGCCGAGCCTGTCGGCCTGGGCCAAGGCCCACGGCTACACCAGCAACATGGCCGTGGTCACCGTGCTGAAGTGGAGCAAGCCGCGCCCGAGCGGGCGCCGCGCTCCCCACGGGAAACTGACTATCGCCATCCTGAACGACCTGCAGGCCACCATTACTGAAGGCCGCCGTCCGGCCAACCAGGACGCCTGATCATGATTGCCGAGTGGTATTCACCGCAGGATCTGGCCGGGTTGCCTGGTATGCCCAGGACAGAACGGGGCACGCTGAAGTGGCTGCAAAAAAATTTGGCCGTCAGTCGCACAAAAAGACGCGGAAAAGGGTGCGAATATCACTTCGACAGCCTGCCTGCTGAAACCCGCCAGTACCTGGCCGAGCAGACCCAGCAGAAGGTGCTGGCCTCGATGCCGGCTGATTTGCTGCCAGCTGTGCGCCCGCAAACCCTGCCGGCCGTCGCCGCGCGCAGCGCCCAGGCGCTCGATGCGCTGCTGATGGAGGCCACCGACAAGCAGGTCGCTACCTTCACCGCCCGCAAGGTGGTGCTGCGTGAGCTGGAAAACCTCGCCCAGTCGGCGCGCTGCAGTATTCGCAACGCCTGCACCGTGCTGCTGATCAACGCCCGCGCCGGCATGCTGCCGCCGAACAAACTCGCGGCGCTCATGACCGCCCGCGACCCGCGCGGCAAACCCAGCGCCGACGGCCTGCCCAGCCTGCGCCGCCTGCAAGCCTGGGTCGAGCAGAAAGAAACCACCGGCCACGCTGCCCTGCTGCCGCGCGCCAGCGCTGAACCCGATTTCACCGCCAAGCCCTGGCACGCCGTCGTCATGACGCTGTGGGGCCGGCCGCAGAAACCCACCATCCGCAGCGTGCACGAGCAGCTGCTGGCGCAGTGGCTGCCCGAATGGGGTTATCCGCCCGGTGCCCCGGCCCCGAGTTATGACGCGGTGGTGCGCTTCCTCAACAAGACCAGCGTGGACGACAAACTCGCCGGCCGCCACCTGGGCAGCGCACTGCGCGCCAAGCGTTTCTATCAGCACCGCACCGCCCACGGCCTGAAGCCCTTCGATGAAGTGCACGCCGACGGCTGGAACACCCACTTCACCGCGCCGCACCCGGTCACCGGTGAATATGTCACCTACGAGCTGTGGCATTACCAATGCGTCGCCACCAAGTACCTCACGCCCATGAGCATCGGCTTGAGTGAAAGCGCCGAAGTGATTCTGCAGGGCCTGCAAAACTGCATTCGCATCGGCGGCGTGCCGTCCATCCTGCAGACCGACTCGACCGGCAGCGTCAAGAACGACAAGGTCGAGTACGACCCGGTGTCCAGTATCTCGGCACGCATGGGCCTGACCGTGGTGCACCCGGTCACCGTCGGCAACAGCCAGGCGAACGGCATTGCCGAGAATCTGAATACCTGGCTCGACCGGGAATCGCGTGCGCTGGCCACCTACCAGCATCCCGAGCGCATGGATACCCTGGCCTACAAGCGCGTGCGCAAGTTCACCACCGCGCTGACCCGTGCTGGCAAGAAAGGCGATGTCATCGCCGACAGCCAGGCCCGTGCCGCTGCGCTCAAGGCCGGCAAGGGCATTCTGTTCGAAACCCACGACCAGGCCGTGCAGTGGATTCGGTCGATCGAAGACAAGTGGAATAACCACCCGCACCGGTCGCTGCCGAAAATCCGCGATGCCGCCGGGAAACTGGTCCACATGACCCCGGCGCAAAGCCTGCAGGCTGCCCGTGAAGCAGGCTGGGAACCCGTGGCCCTGTCTGAGCGCGAACTGGCCGACGCTTTCCACCTGCACGTCATCAAGAAGGTGACGCGCGGCACCGTCAGCCCCTACGCTGGCCAGCGGTATCACCACAGCGATCTGCGCCACTACGAAGGCGAGGAAGTCATGGTGGCCGTGGATCCGCACGAATGGCGCAACGTCCTGGTCAAGGATCTGGACGGTCGCGTGCTGGCCATGGCCGAGTTTGTCCAGGCCACCGGATACCGCGCTCAGACGGTTTACGAGGCTGCTCAGGAAAAGCGCGCTGCCGCCCAGATCAAGCGCAAGGAACAGCAGATCGACGCCATCGTCGAGCGCATGGCGCCGCCTGCCCTGGAATCCAGCGCTGTCGAGGTATTCGAGATTCCCGCCCGCGATATCCGGCCCCTCGATGTCCTCGATGCCATGCCGGGGCGCCGAGAAACCCTGCCAGCCCAGAACGAAGAAACCGCCGAACCAGACGACCCATTTCAGGCCTACCTGCGCAAGCGCCACCTGGAAAAGATGGCCGAGGACGCCGCCCGCGCTGAAGCCGAGGCCGCCGAAGCCACTGCCGCCTACGCCCGTGCTTTCAAGGAAGTGGCCGACGCCGAAGGCGAACCGTACATCCAGCCCGCCCCTGAGTGGAAAGGCGGCTACTGAAAAAGAAAACGGCCGCCGGCTGATCACCGGCGACCGCTCCCGGACGGTGGGTTTCGAGCTGATCACGAGAAACCCACCGACCACCCGAACCCCCGCAAGGGGGCAACGCAAACCGTGCGGAGATCAAGCCGCACACCCGGAGTTTACTCAAGTGAGAACCCATTTCGTCCGTACCGAGAACCTCGACCGCCTGGAGCAAGGCCTGCTGGCCATCTCCGAGCGCGGTGCCCGCGAAGCCGCCTGGATGCTCGTCACCGGCCGCCCTGGTGAAGGCAAGACCACCACGCTGTACCACTGGGGTGCTGCGGCGGGGGCCTGCTTCATCACCATGCAGCAGGGCGATACCCCCGGAAAACTCCTGACCGCGCTGGCCGACCGCCTGGGCGTGCCGCAGAGCAAGGGTTTCGAGAACGCCATCGGCGCCCGCCTGGCGGCCGGCCAGATTCCGGTGGTGCTCGATGAAGCTGGTTTCGCCCTGACCGAGAACGCCGCCTGCCTGGAGCGCCTGCGCGGCCTGACCGACAAGTCCGGCACGCCGGTGATTCTGGTCGCCATGGCGCAAGACGTCTGGAAATTCGGCCAGCACCAGCAGATTGCCAGCCGCATTTACACCTGGGTCGAGTTCAAGCCGTCGAGTTTGAACGACGTGGCCGCCGCCTGCTCGCAGCTGACCGACGTGCAGATCGATGGCGACCTGATCCGCCGCATTCACGCCGAGACCGAGGGCCGCATGCGCTCGGTGCTGAACGCCATCAGCCGCATCGAGGGCGCGGCGCGGGGTTTGGGAAAAACCCAGATCGGCGCCGCCGACGTCAAGGGCGTGACCTTGTGCGAGGACTATCGCCAAGGTCGCGGCGCTGCCATCAAGTCTGCCCGGAGGTCCGCATGAACGCCGCTCGCCTGACGTTACTCGCGGCCGCCGTCGCCAGCCTGGTGAACGTGGCCGCCCACGCGGAAAGCGTGACCGCCGGCCCGGACAAGAAACTGAACATCGCCGCCAGCACGGTGATCGGCGCCCTGGCCACTGCCGGCACCCAGGACCGCACCGAGGGTTTCACCGGCTGCCTGGCCGTCGGCGCCGCAAAAGAGGCCTGGGATGCCCAGCACCCGGCACAGCACAGCGCGAGCTGGGCGGATTTCGGGGCCGATGCCATCGGCTGCGCGCTCGGCGTGGCGGTCAGTGGCCTGTTCGTCGGCCCGGACCAGCGCGGCGGCCTGCAGGTCCGGTTTCATCGCGAGGGGCTCGACCTCGATCGCAGCGAGTTTCTGCGCGGCGCCGTGGTCGGCCTGCATACCGTCAGTTGGCACGACCACACCCAGTTATCTGGCGAGCCGTACCGCTCGGACACGCCGGGCCTGTACCTGCGCCTGGATAACGGTGCTACCGCAGGCGTGCTGCACAACAGCATCGGCCGCTGGGGGGTGTATGCCGGCTGGTCCTGGAGCACCGACCAGGCCGAGCCGGTCAGCGCGTCCATGACGGTGGCGCTCATCACCGGCTACGACGCCGCGCCAGTGGTGCCGCTGCTGGCGCCCAGCCTGCGCGTGAATCTGGCCGACGGCCTGGCGCTGCGCCTCATCACGATCCCGAAGTGGCACCCCAAGCAGGGCGCCAGCGTTGTCAATGTCGCCCTGGAATGGAGACTCTGATGAACTCCCAAACTTGCCAGATGGCTTCCGGCGCTGCCCGGATGACCCTGCCGGTATCTGCCGTCCGGCCCATCTCGATCGCCGCGCGCCCGCTGCGTGCCCGTGCCTGGTGGTGCATGCGCCAGCTGGTCTGCTTCAACCTGACCGACCTGCTGTCCATCGTCGCCACTGGCCAGGAGGCCGATGCCACCGACAACCTGCGCCAGTACCTCGCCGCCCTCGAAGCCGCCGCAGTGATCACCCGCATCAACCCGCACCGGGGCGCGCCGCTCTGGCGCCTGGCGCGCGACATCGGCCCGCTGCCGCCGGTCTGGCAGCGCCGCCAGCGCTGCGTGCTCGACCCCAACAGCAACACCGTCATCCACCTGCCTTCCCCTTCCATCACTGCAGAGGTGCAGTCATGAAAAGCCCCGTGCAACCGTTCGAAGTCGTGGTCAACCTGCTGAGCGGGTATGTCCCGAAGCGCCTGCCGTGCACCGATTCAGTCCGCCTGGTGGTGTGCGGCAAGGTGGTCACGCGCATGCACCAGATCGACCAGCTGGTCGATGACACCGCCCTGGCCAAACGCCTGAAAGAGGCCCTGCACAAAGCCCGTGACACCCAGCGCGCCCGCCGCAAGTACCGCCGCGAGGTCGAGTCTGGCCTGTGCGACACGCCCGAGCGTGAGGCCTACATGCGCGAGTACCGCCGCCTGCACAAGGGCAATGCCGTGCAGCGCTCGCATGAATGGGACCAGCGCAACCCGGAGCGCCTGAAGGAACGCCAGCGCCGCTGGTACGAGAAGAACCGCGAGGCCATCCTGGCGCGCCAGACCGCATACCGGCAAGCCCGCAAGGCCGCTGCCACCGCTGCTGACACCACCGTGACCAGCGAGGTGCAGTCATGAGCAGCAAATACCACCCCTGTAGCGCAGCCACACAGACCGTGGTGTTCGAAGCCATCTGGGACGGCGGCGAGCTGACTGTCGATGACATCGCCGATGAACTGGCAATGCCCAAGCAGACCGTGCGCAGTGCGCTGGCTGCACTGCTGAGCAAAGGCGAGGTGATCGAACGCACCTACCCCGGCCAGTCGAACCCAGCCAATGGCCGAGGCCGCCGCCCGTTCTCCTACCGCGTCGCCATGACCAGCGCCGCCAGCGCTGCCGCCACCACCCACGCCGCCAACGCTACCCCCGCCACCACGACCGCAGGGACACCCGCCACATGAGCACCTTCGACACCACCCACACCTGCGCCGCCTGCGGTGCTGAAGAGAGCCTCGACAGCCTGCTGCACCGCATGATCGACGACGACCTGGCGCGCCGCCTGATCGCCGACATCATCGGCATCAGCCTGCCGCTGGGCGGTCAGGTCGTCAGCTACCTGCGCCTGCACAAGCCGCTCAAGCAGCAGCTGCGCCTGACCAAGGTGCAGGCCGTGCTCGGCGAGCTGGCCCCCGACCTGACCCGTGGCCGCATCAGCCGCAAGGGCCGTGACTGGCATGTCACCCCCGACCTCTGGCGCGCCGCCTTCGCCGAGGTGTTCAAGGAGCGCGACAAGGGCTCCCTGCGGCTGCCGCTGGAGGGCAACGGCTACCTCTACCAGGTCGTCATGCGCCTGGCCGACCAGGCCGAAGCCGCCGTCGAGGCCGCCGCCGAGCGCGACCGCGAGCAGGCCCACCGCGCCCGCCCACGCAGCACCGAGGCCACGGGCCTGAACGCAGCCCTGGCCAGCTACGAGCGCGGCGAGCTGACCAGCCAGCGCCAGGCCGAGCCGAGCAAGGTGCTGGTCAAGCCGCAGACCAGTGCGACAGGGACCGTCAGCCCCGGCACCGTCAGCCCCGACAACAGTGGCCCCAGCGCTGCCGCGAAACGCATCAAGGCCGAGATCGCCGCCAAGCTGGCCCTGCGCAGCTCGGCCACCAGCAGCACCCCCGCCGCCGAGGAGCCGCGCCATGAGTAACGCCGCTGCACCCACCGCCCACCTGTACCGCGTCGTTTCCCTGCGTGCCGACGGCACACGGCACACCCACTACTTCACATGCATGACCGCTGAGCAGGCGCTCGACTGCTTCCACGCCCGTTCCCGCCGGTACCCCGAGACCGCCGGCCGCGTGCATGAAGTGACGCCGTGCGGGCAGCACCCCAGCGCCACGCCCTGGAAAGAGCTACCTGGCAACGTGCCGCTGCGCCTGGCTGTGCCCACCGCCCGGCCGCTGCGGGTGCCCGCCTGCACCGGTGCATGCAACCAGGGCCGTGATCCCTGCGACTGCTCCACCGGCCGCCAACCGGCGCGCCATGCCGCTGTGGTCAAGACCCCGCCGCTGGCTGCGTTGTCGCTGCGCTGGGTCGGACTGGCCTTCGCCGCCGTCGTGTTCACAGGTTACGTCGTCGCCCTCTGGGCGAACTGAGGAGATCCGCCATGGAAACCCTGCAACTTTCCCCGCAGCCCGCGCAGCCGCTCTGGCTGCAACTGCTGACCGCTGCCATCAGCGCCGACCCGCGCGGCAAGGCCGGTGTGGCCGAGCGCATGGACATCAGCCGGCCCTACGTCTGCCGCGTGCTGTCCGGCTCGATCCCGGTGCCGAGCCCGCGCTTCATCGATCGTGTGCTGAAGACCTACCAGCGCCTCGACTGCCCGCACCTGGGCACCAGCCTGGCGCACTCCGAGTGCCAGGCCCATGCCAGCCGCTCCTATGCCGCGCTGAGCCACATGGAGGTCGATCACTGGCGCGCCTGCCAGCGCTGCCAGCACCGCCCGGCCGGCGCGGCGCAGCAGACCGCCGCCGCCTGCGCGCCGGCGCCGCTCGTCTTCATGCCGATGCCGGCCCCGTTGCCAGCCCAGTTGCCCGCGTTACCCCAGCCCCAGGGAGACGCCGCATGAACGCCCCTGACAACCGGACCGACTGGCTGTCGGCCGACTTCGTCGAGCGCCGCGTGCTGCCGCTGGTGATGGCCTTCGGTGCTGGCGTGCTGGTGATGGGCGTCAGTGCCGACGCGCACTACGACGCCGAGCTGCAGACCGCCCGGCAAGACGCCGAGCGCGCCCGCCAGATCGCCGCCAAGGCCGTGCTGGTGGCCGAGCGATCGCAGCGTGTCTCGGTCGAGTACGCCCGCGTCTGCGCTGCCACCACCGACATGCCCATGGACTCGATCCCGCTCATCTACTGACCTGGAGATGCTCCTCATGACATCGACCTCATCCCCTCCGCGCGTCACCCGGCCGGCCGCCATGACCGCCCCCGGCACGCCGAACGGCCTGCCGCCCAAGAACGAGGCGCTCGAAGCCAAGCGCAAGAACGGCGTCAAGGCCATCAAGGCCGCCCAGCGCCAGTTGCACCTGGATGACGGCACCTACCGCGAGATGCTCAAGGCCCAGACCGGCAAGACCAGCGCGGCCGACCTGACCCTGCGCGAGCAGGGCAAGGTGCTCGACCACCTGCGCCGCTGTGGCGCCACCTCACCCAAGGCGCAGGCCCGCTCAGGCGGCCGCACGCGCCTGGCACCCGTGCCCGATCGCGCCGCTCAAGTTGCCCAGGTGCACCACTGGCTCGGCGAGCTGGAGCGCATCACCGGCGAGGTGCACACCCTCAACTACGCCGACGCCATCTGCAAGAAGAACGGCTGGGCCGAGCGCATGGACTTCTGCTCCCCGCGCGACCTGCACCAGCTTGTCGGTGCGCTGGCCCGCACTGCGCGCTGGAAGGCCGCCAAGGCGGGCAAGACCGCTGTTGCCCCTGCCGTTGCACTGGCCACGACAGGAGCCTGAGATGGCCCGGCCGCCCGTCACCATCCACGAGCCCGAGGCACTGCGCCAGGCGCTGCTGCATGTCACCGCAGCCGATCTGACCGAGCTGGCTGCCTGGGTGCCGCAGGGCATGCAGGAGCTGGTGCGCGTGCTCGGCGCGCGGCTGGCGGTGCAGCTGCTCAACACCTGGCCGGGCGCCAAGTTGCGCATCCCGGCGGCGCACTCTGCCTCGGCAGCCGGTGCCCGCCGGCGCGCCGAGCTGGTCGCGGTGCTCGGCGACGCCGACGCCCTGGCCGTGTGCACGGCCTGGTGTGGCGAGGCCATCACCGTTCCGGTGTGCCGCTCGCTGCTAGGCGAGAAGCGCCGCCGCTGGCTGCGCAGCGCCTTCGACGAGCTGATGCGCGCCACGCCCGACGGCCACGAGCGCAGCAAGGCCGAGGCCATCTACCAGCTCGGCCTGCGCCTGTCGGCTGCCGGCCTGGCGATGTCCTCGCGCCAGATCGAAGCCGTGCTCGACAACCCCGGCGCGTCTGCCGACGACCGCCAGGACGACCTGTTCACCGTTTCCCCCGACTGATTCCCCCTGATCCACAAGGAGGGCCTCATGGCCACCCGCCTCAAGACCAAAGCCATCCAGACCGGCGTGCCGCAGAGCAAGGACGCCTGCGCCGCCGACATCCGCCGCCTCGGCGACCTGCAGCGCGACATCGAGCGCCGCCGCACCCAGATGAACGACGAGATCGCCGCCATCACCGCCGCCCACCAGCCCGCCCTCGACGGCCTGGCCGAGCAAGTCAAGGCCCTGCAGACCGGCATCCAGGCCTGGTGCGAAGCGCACCGCGTCGAGCTGTGCGGCGAGGGCGACCGCCTCGGCAAGACCGCCAACCTGATCACCGGCGAGGTGAGCTGGCGCATCCGCCCGCCGAGCATCAGCATCCGTGGCGCCGACCCCGTGCTGGAGACCCTGACCCGCATGGGCCTGCACCGCTTCATCCGCACCAAGCAGGAGCCCAACAAGGAAGCCATGCTGAACGAGCCCGCCGCCGTGCGCGGCATCGCTGGCATCACCATCAACACCGGCGTCGAGGACTTCATCGTCACGCCGTTCGAGGTCGAGGTGCAGTGATGAACATCACCTGTTTCTCATGTAAGAGTCCGCGTGACAAGGTGCGCGAGATGGTTTCGTTTTCAGATCGCAGAGATCTGTACCTCTGCAATGAGTGCATCGATCTGTGCCACGAGATCACGCATAAACCTGAGGCAGCTGAACGCGCTGCGATGGAGCAAGACGCGGCGCGCTACCGCTGGCTGCGTGACCGTGACCTTGACGTGATCCATCACGGCGGCGTGTTTGCGGGGATGACGCCTCAGAACGTGGTGCTGAACGGCGCCGACCTGGATGCAGCGGTTGATGCTGCGATGCAGCAACAGCTGATCGGAGTGCAGCCATGAACCTCTGCGAAGCACTCATCCTGCAGCACCCGAGCCTGGCGCTGCAGCGCGCCGCCGCCGACAAGATCGCCGAGCAAGATGTGCACATCAGGCATCTGTACGTGCTGATCGGCCAGATGAACGCGCTGCTGCGCCGCTGCGAGGGCACCATCGTCACCGTGGACGCCAGCGCTGATGCCGATGGCGGCGCGGCGCTGAAGGCATTGGTGGACGAGGTCAACACCACCGTTCGTAGCGTCGAGGAGCTGCTGTGACCGCCCCCAAGAAAGCCAAGCAGCCGCTGATGGCCATCATCACCATCGAGCACATCGACCTGATCATGCCGACCGCCGACGCCCTGAAGCTGGTCGATGTGCTGACCCGCGCCAGGAAATGCCGCCTGATGGACTACCGAGGGGCCATCATCAAGGTCGGGGATCTGCCGCTGGTAGAACTGAAGCAGCTGTCGGACCGAAGCAAGCTGGTTGACGATGTCGAGATCGACCAGGATCCGAACTGATCCAAAGGAGCAACCATGGTTCTTTTCGAAGCAACCAACGGGATGGAAGGCGTGGCCTACGTCCGCAGATATGTCTGGGCCAAAGACGAGCATCGAGCCCGCGAATTGGTTCAATCTGTTGCCGAAGATAAATGGAGGGATAAATTGAGGCCGTGGAGCTTCAGAGAGCTGATGCAACACGACTCTGACGAGTTCGTCACAGAAGAAAGCAGCGAGGGCTGGGAATAGCGTCCAGAACCTTGTACCAGCCCGCCACCCGGCGGGCTTTTTCATGGGCGTTACCTGACCTCTGTGCCGCCTCGATGGGCGACGCGGATCATCTTGCCGTCCTTGTCGAAGAGCACCGCTACGCGGGCGCTTTTGGCCCCGATCGGGCTGGACTGGACATAGGCCCACTGCAGCAGCTGTGACCCGTCGGCGTTGTTGGTTTCTGAGGTCGGCTTGCCGAGCAGCTGGGTGGCGTCAATGGATGACGACACCCCAGGGGTGAGCCGATCGACCAGCGCGGGGTCGAACTTGTTGCCGAGAGTGCGACAGCCAACCATCAGGCTGGCGGCCACCACCACGGTGGCAATCCATGGAAAATGCATAGGTTTCATGTCTGGTCCCTTGGGTGATTTCAGACTGACCATCATAGGGCGGTACGAAGTCCCGCAGCCTGACGCGCCAGGCCCTGCATCCTGACCATGCAGGGCATGACTGCCCCGTACACCACCGCCCCCTCTCACTCGCCCGCCGGCCGATCAGCCCGCGCTGACTGGCCCCGCATGGCGGGCTGGCTGGTGGTCGCGGCGCTGCTGACCGTGGCCGGTCTGGCGCTGGCGCCGCAGCAGCTGCCGGTCAGCCTCTACAAGCTCAGCCTGGTCACCACGTCGGCCGTGCTCGGCTACTGGCTCGATCGCGGGCTGTTCCCCTACGCCCGGCCCGACGCGCTGCTCGACATCGAGGGCGGGTCCTCGCGCCACACCATCAGCCTGCTGATGTCGGCCGCCATGCTGCGCCGCGCCATCGTCGTCGCCGCCACCATGCTGGCTGTCGGCCTGGGGGCCTGAGCATGCCGGGTGACCACGACGAAGAGCTGCAGGCGATCGACGCCGGCCTGAACCGCCGCATGCGCTTCTGGTGCATCGTCCTCACCATCCTCTGGTGGGCCATGATGGTGCTATTCCTGGTGCTGACGGCTGACCCGGTCCACGCCGCCGAGCACATCCCGGACACCGCCCACCGCTACCGCGCCGACCTGGTGCGCGCCGCGCGCAGCCAGTGGGGCATGGATGCGCCGGTGGCGGCCCTGGCCGCACAGGTGCACCAGGAAAGCCGCTGGCAGCCCGAGGCCGTCAGCCGCGTCGGCGCGGCCGGCCTGGCGCAGTTCATGCCAGCTACCGCGCGCTGGTGGTGCCAGGTCAACGGGCTCAGCGCCACCGACTGCCAGCCCCGCAACCCGGCCTGGGCACTGCGCTCGCTGGTCGGCTACGACAAGTACCTGTGGGACCAGGTCGCCGCAGGAGCACCAGCCATGCCGGCCGGCGGACCGTTCGATCACCTCTGGTCAGCCCTGCGTGCCTACAACGGCGGCATCGGCCACTGGCTGGACGAAGCGCGTAACGCCCGCAGCCCGCGCCGCGCCGACATCGATGCCGCCTGCGGCAGTGCCCGCCGGCCGCCCCGGCACTGCCCGGAGAACCTGGGCTATCCGCTGCGCATCCTTACCGAGCTTCAGCCGCTGTACCTCACCTGGGGTCAGGGTGTGGCGCCACCGCACTGAACCCCATGACCCCGTACGAAATCACCATCACCTGCGTCGCCCTGGCCAACCTCGGATTCACGATGGTCGTCTGGCGCTCCAGCCGTGCCAAGGCCAACGAAGCGCGCCTCAAGGCGCTGGAGGACTCGCTGATGACACGCCTGAGCGTCCATGACGAGCGCATCACCCGCGCTGAAGAAGCCGACAAGCGCGGCATCACGCACGACGACCTGGCCAAGATCTACACCGAGATCAACAAGACCGCACACCAGATCAACCGGCTGGAAGGCGGCGTCGAGCAGATGAACGAGAACCTGCGCCTGCTGCTGACGAAGATGGTGCGCGACTGACCACCCACCCCTTCAGGAACCCAATTTCCCCATGAGCACCAAGACCCCGGAAGCGCGCCGCCGCAGCTTGCTGGCCACACTGTTCTTCGCCCAGATGGGCGCCGCCACCGTGCGCGAGCTGGTGCGCGAGATGGAGCTGGTCCACAACATCGCCACCAGCGGCGACCAGGTGCGCGGCGACCTGACCTGGCTGCAGGAACAGGGCTTCTGCCAGTTCGCCCAGGACATGGCCCAGATCACCGAACGCGGCCGCGACGTGGCCCGACACTCGGCCCCGTGGCCGGGTGAGTAACTCCCACCGATCAGGAACAGACCCATGAGCAACCCCGCTGAAATCGCCTTTGAACAGGAAATCCAGGCCAAGGGCCTGACCGCCCCACGCCTGACCCCGGCCGACATCGATGCAGTCATCGTCGATGAGGCCTATCACCTTTTCCCCGGAACGACCCTCACGGTCTGCTGCCTGACGCTGCGCAACGGCTTCTCTGTCGTCGGCGAGTCGGCAACAGCCAGCGCAGCGAACTTCGATGAGTCGATCGGCCGTCGGCTCGCCCGCAGCGATGCCCGCGACAAGATCTGGCGCCTGGAAGGCTACTTGCTGCGCGAGCGCCTGCATGCCGCGCCGATCATCGGCCCATCTGCCGAGCGCCTGAAAGATGCGCTCATACGGGTGGTGGGCATCTCCGATGAAAAAGAGCTGCGCACCGCGAAGAAGGAACTCCTGCTCATGTGCCAAGCAAACGAAGACGTAGCCGCAGCACTGAACGCCGTAGAAATTCTTCTGGAAGGCATGGCTACTACTCCTGCCGGACCGGCTGGCGCCTGAACAACACCATGGCCCACCCCAAAGAAACCCGCATGACCCTGCGTGCCGCCTTCCTGGGCGGCCTGCCGCTGGAGCAGGCGGCGCAGAAGGCTGGCATCCCGGTGCAGACCGCGCGGCGGTGGAAGAGCGAAAGCGCGGCCGAGGGCGACGACTGGGACAAGTTCCAGGCTGCGAGCTTGATCGTGGCTGGTGGCGGTTTCGACCAGGCCATGGGCCGGGTAGCCGCCGCCGTGATCCTGCGCTGTGGCGCGCTGCTGGAACGCATGGAGGGAGATGCCGAGCTGGACCCGATCGAGGCCACCAAGGCCGTGGCCAGCCTGACCGACTCGCTCAACAAGGCGCACGCCGCCGCCAAGCGGCTGATGCCGGAGACTGATCGTCTGGCGGTAGCCATGGACGTGATCAAGCGGCTGGATGCCTTCATGCGCGAGAATTACCCGCAGCATGCCGGTGCATTCGCGGAGCTGCTGCCGACGTTCGGCCGCGAACTGGCGAAGGCATATGGCTAAAAAGTTATCAGTGGCTACAGAGCAGGCCCTGTCGGTAATTGCTCATGTGTCCATGGCTGACAGCATAGAAAAAGGCGTCACTGGCATGGCTGGGTTTTCTGCCTTCTACGCAGAAGTAACCGGCCTTGGCCGCAACAG